CTTTGCCCGCGGTGAGACGGAGGCCAGCATCGCCTCCGCGGTCGGCTCCAGCCAGCCGACGATCAACCGTATCCGCCACGGCCAGACCCCCGCCTACCCGCTGGGCAGATCGCTGGTGGAACTGGCCAAAAAAACCAAGCCCCGCAAAAAGCGTCGGGCGGCCTGACCCGTGGCCAGCGCCCCCCACGAGCAACAAGTGATCGACTTCGACGCCGCAGTACGTCGCCGCGATGCCGGAATGGCCGCCAGCCTTGACCACGCCGAGCGCACGCTCGACGGATGGGCCGACTACGCCTATGGCCTGCTGCTGTGGTTCTCCGACGGTCACTCGGACCCGTGGACAGTGGAGGCGTTTCGGGCGTGGGCGGCGGCCCAAGGGCTGCCCCCCCCGCCTGACTTGCGAGCCTTCGGCGGCGTGACCCAGCGCGCGCTGCGGCGCGGGGTCATCACCAAGGTCGGCTATGCGCCCGCGGCCAGCAGCAACGGCTCGCCCAAGCCGCTGTATCTCCGGTCGGCGTGGACAGCATGACCCCGCGCGCCAAGCTCACCCGCCCCGTGGAACCGCGCGCCGAACTGCTCGACGTGATGCGTGACCTTCTCGCGTCCGATGTCGCGATCTCCGACGCCGATCTGGCCGATGACTGGCTCGAAGCCTGCAAGAACGCCGGTATCCCGGCCAGCCGCTACAGCGCCATGAGCGCGCGGGAAGTGCTGCGCGCCATGGAATCGAAGGGCGACGCCGTGCGCGAGGTCGACCGCAACGGCAACGGCACTGGCATCCCGAAGACCCTGTGGGGTGGCCGCGGCTACGTCCCGCGCACGGCATTCGTTGCGGCCCGCACCGCACCGGCACCCAAGCGCGAGCCGAAGGCCAAGCCTCGCCCCGCGAACATCGCGCCGCAGATTTCCGCGCTGCCACTCGATCACGTCCTGCGTGAGATAGCGCAACTCCGCGCGCAACTGCAGCGGCTGGAATCTCAAGTCGAAGTCATGGCGAGGGGGCGGGCATGACCTGCTGGATCTGCCACCCCGGCCCGTGCCAGAGCCCGCTCTGGGGTTCCAGAGAATGAGCTACGCCCGTCGCTACGAGCAGCAGGCCCTGCTACGCAAAGCCCTGCGCCGTGCGCGCATCCCTGCAGGCTGGAGTGTCACGCCGGCCAAGCGCCCTGGCCGGGACTGTCATCGGATGCGCGCGGCCCGCGATCGCCTGCGCGCTGACCCGGACTTGTGCCGTGGCGTCCAGACCCGCGACCTCATGGACGTGTACGGGCTGTGCCTCAACAGCGCCGCCAAGCTCGTGCAGGAGGCCCGTCATGCAGTCGGCCTGCGCGTGTGCTGGGTGTGCGACCCCGGCCCGTGCATGACCCCTGACGAATGTTTCCCGAAGCGCGCCTGCGCTCGGGCTTGGAGTGACTGATGGGCGAGAGCTACGTCAAGCTGTTCAGCACCATCACCACCAGCACGATCTGGGAAGCGCCGCACGCCACCCGCATCGTCTGGGTGACGATGCTGGCGCTCACGGATCGGCGCGGGGAGATACAGGCATCCGTGCCTGGCCTCGCGCGCATCGCCAACGTCTCGCTGGCCGAGTGCGAAGCCGCCCTCGATGCCTTTCTGGCACCGGATCACTACAGCCGGACGGAAGAGCACGAAGGGCGTCGCATCGAGAAGATCGACGGCGGCTGGCGATTGCTGAACTACCGGAAGTACCGGGAGCGTCTCGATGAGGACGCCACCCGGGAGCGGAAGCGGATCTGGGATCGGGAGAACCGGCCGAGCGGATCGGCGCGGAAGTCCGAAAACCCGCCAGTCCGACGCCAGTCCGACGCCAGTCCGACGAGTCCGACACAAGCAGAAGCAGAAGCAGAAGCAAAAGAAGACACACACCATGCTCCGGATGTCGCGCACGAGAGCGGGTGTGTGTCTGACCCGCCTTCGGCTGTCCAGGGCAAGCCACCGCTCAGCCCCGAGGCCGAAGCCGCCATCGCCCTACGCCAGCGCGGCTGCAACGTCAACAGCGCCAATCCCAACCTGCTCGCGGCCCTGGCCGCCGGCGTCACGGTGCCGGCCCTGGTGGCGGTGGCCGAGGCCTACCCGGGCAAGCCGGCGGGCTACGTGATCGCCGCCGCGCGACGGCAGCACGCCGAGCGTGCATCGCCCATCCCGAACTCCCGTGCCGGCCCGAACGGCACGCCTCCCCTGAGCAAAACCGGCGCCGCATTCCACGCGCTCGATGCCCTCGCGACCCAACTGGAAGCCAACCCCCATGCCTCCGACCTACACCCCGCCGCCCAACTGGTTCACCGCCACGATCCTGCACGGCTTGAAGCGCCTGCTGACCTTGAGCCTGGATCGAACGCCCGCCGCCGAACTGCTGGGTGAAACGACGCGCGCATGGGCGGATGCGCTTTGGCCTGGGCGGCAGTGGTTCGAGTCGGACGTTCCGCGAATCGCCGAGGGGTTTCGTCGACTGAGCGCGAACGTCGAGCAGTGGCCGCCGCCTGTCGTTTTCCTGCGCCACTTGCCGGCGCGCGAGACGCCGAAACTCGTCGCATTGCCGGCCACCGCAATCAGTGACGCCGAGCGTGATGCGAACCTCCATCGAATTGAAACGATGTTGCGCGACGCGGGCATTGCATGAGCCACAAAGAAACCAACCGTCAACTCGTCGCGCTGGCCGCGGAGATCACCGGCACGCGCTACTGCCGCGCGTGCAACACACACCGACCGCTCGCAGGCGGATTCAAGCCAGCGGGCCGCTCACCGTGGCGGTGCGCGCGATGTGTCGGCGAGCGCAAGGCGGGGCCGAAGCATTTGAGGGGATCGCATAGGGAGGGTGGGGAGTGAGCGAGCCTGTCGTTATCGGAAACGCCACGCTGTACCAGGGCGACTGCCGGGAAGTGCTGCCGATGCTTGCGTTTGATGCGGTTGTCAGCGATCCGCCATACGGGATTGCCTACCAGCACAGCGGGGGGCGGGAAGGGGCTGCACTCCGGCATGAAGTCAGGGCAGCACCATAATTTTGTTGGCCACGCCATTGCAGGTGACGACGCGCCATTTGATCCCGCGCACCTGTGCGCGAAGCCCTGCGTGCTGTTTGGGGCAGACCACTACGCTGCGCGGCTCCCGATGGATGGCGTGTTTCACGTCTGGGACAAAGACCCGCGCGGCAAATTGGAATGGGACAGTTTCAGTGATGCGGAACTCGCGTGGACGAACTGGCGCACGCGCCGTCGAGTGTTCCGCTACTTGTGGAAAGGTCTGTGCCAAGAAGGCGCAGCGACAAAGCGCCTGCACCCAACAATGAAGCCGGTAGAGGTCATGCAATGGTGCATTGAAATGCTGGACAAGAAGGCGCAGGTGATTTGCGACCCTTACATGGGCAGCGGCAGCACCGGCGTTGCGGCGCTGCGGCTTGGCCTGCGATTCGTCGGGGTGGAACTTGACCGGCGATATTTTGACGTGGCGTGCGAGCGCATTGAAAACGAGCAGCGGCAATGCCGGTTAGCCGTATAACGATCAAGTTCAGCCGTGACGCGAAGCGGCATCGGCTGCAACGCGTTGTTAGAACTCATGCGCTTGAACCCACGAGAACCACATGCGAATTGAAACGATAGGCAACGCAACCCTGTATCTAGGCGACTGCCGCGAGATTCTCCCCACGCTGCCGCGTGACGCCGCCATTGTCAGCGATCCGCCGTATGGCATGGCATGGGTACAGGTTGCGCCAAGCCAGGGAAAACACGCAAACAATGGGGGCGGGCGAACAGGGGGGGCGACCTCGAAGCACTACGGAGAGACCATTGCCAACGACTCCGAGCCTTTCGACCCAACGCATCTTCTGGGCTGGCCGCATGTCGTTCTTTGGGGGCTAAACCACTATTCCAACAGACTCCCGAATGGTGCTGCTTTGGTTTGGATTAAGAAGGCCGAAAGTTGCTGGGGGGCGTTTCTATCTGACGCCGAACTGGCATGGGCAAAGCCCGGCGTAGGTGTCTACTGCTTTAGGGATTACTCCACAGGACAAGCAGATGCACGGCGCGGGCTGCGCGAACACCCAAATCAGAAGCCTATGAGCCTGATGTCTTGGTGCATCGAAAGAACGCCAGCAGGCATGTCTGTGATTGACCCATACATGGGAAGCGGGACAACCGGCGTGGCCTGCGTGAACCTTGGCCGAGACTTCATCGGCTGCGAGATTGACCCGCGCTACTTCGACATCGCCTGCCGCCGCATCGAGGACGCGCAACGTCAAGGGCGGCTGATCGCATGAGCCAGACCTTCGTCCTTCGCCCCGACAATGCGCGCGACCGCATGGCCGCCGCATGGAACCGAGCTTGCGAGTTCCTGCAACTCGGCAACCCGGTGCGAGTCGAGGTGCGCGAGTGCAAGCCGACGCGAACGCTGGAGCAGAACGCGAAAATGTGGGCAGTCCTGCATGACATCGCTCGACAGGTGCAGTGGTACGTCGACGGCAAGCAGCAGTATCTCGATGCCGAGGAGTGGAAAGACATCCTCACGGCTGGCCTGAAAAAGCATCAGCGCATCGCGCAGGGCATCGAAGGCGGTTTCGTGATCCTCGGCACGCGCACGTCGCGCATGAGCATCGCCGACATGGTGGAACTTATCGAGCTGGCCCATGCGTTCGGTGCCGAGCGTGGTGTCGTGTGGGGCGACGAGGCGAGGGCGGCGGCATGAGGTCGGTCAACTCTCGCGCCCACGACCGCGACGAGTCTGCGCACCTTGCCGCGGTCAAGTCCTGCGCCTGCGTGACGTGCGACGCGCCAGCACCCAGCGAAGCGCATCACGTCGTTCAGGGCGACCACTACACCACCGTCGCGCTGTGCCAGCCGTGCCATCGCGGGCCGCGAGGCATACACGGCGACCAGACCATGCTGCGGCTGCGCTTCCGAATCGCCGGGACGCATGGCGAGCTGCGCGCGATCAACGAGACGATGCGCCGGGTGGCGCGGCTGCGGAGGGACGCATGACCCGCCCCGTCCGCTCACCAAAAGCCACCGCCACGCCCCGCGCAGGGGCAGGGCAGGGCCATGGGTAGCGCCCCCACCCGTGCCGCGCGTCCTGCGCGCTCTGAGCACGTCGAGGCCGTCACGCTGATGCGGATGGTGCGGCTGCACGAAGCGCGCTACCCCGACCTCCTGAACCTGACCGCCATCCCGCACGGCGGCGCTCGGCACCCCGTCGTCGCCGCCAAGCTCAAGGCCGAAGGCGTGCGCAAGGGCTATCCCGATTACCTGCTCGACGTGGCCCGGCAAGGCTTCCACGGCCTGCGCATCGAACTCAAGCGCACCAACGCCAAACCGTCTGACACCGCCGACGAACAGCACGACTGGCACGACCGCCTGCGTGCCGCAGGCTACCGCGTTGACGTGTGCAAGGGATGGGAGGACGCATGGCGTGTGCTCTGCGACTACCTCGGCATCGAGGCGCGGCTGTGAGCGCCGGCCACTGGTACTACACCGGCTACTGGCGCTTCGGCTACCAGCGCGTGCCCGATGACACCGGCCGCTGGAAAACGGTCTACCGCTGGCGCTGGGATGACCCCGCATGACGGGCGATGACCTCACCCGCCCCGAGCGGTACTGCGAGCGGAATCAGGCCCGACCGCTCGCCGATCGCATCAAGGCCGACCCCTGCCGTTTCTGCGTTCACGGACTCAAGGCATGGGGCCGGCACTGCTGCAGCCACGATCCCGCGAAACACTTTCCCGCGTGCCTCAGCCAACCCAACGGCTTCGCCCTTGACCCGGACAGGATGACCCCGCCATGAGTAGCCGCGCCGCAGACAAGCTCGCCAAGATGCTCGCCCGGCTCAACCCGGCCAGCCCGCAGTTTCCGGGGCGACCTGCGGCGAAGGGGGCGAAAGCCGACAGCGACGGCCACGCCACGGCGCAGTCCTACAACCTGCGACGCACGCACTTCGGCGGCGCCCTGTCCCCGACGCGCTGCGGCGCGAGCACCCAACAAACCCGCAGCGTCCGACTCGACGGCGAATCCCCGCAAGACCTGGCCGCAAGCCTGTCAGCGGGCTACTCGGGCCTGACTGACCCACTCACCCGCGACCTGGTGATTCTGGTCGCCGTTCCCGGCTGGAGTCTCGACCCCGACATCCTCGCCGGCCGGTTACTATCCGTGCTGGATGACCATATCGCCTTGCGCAAGTGGGAGGTGACCCCGCCGCAACGCAACGCAATCTGCGCGGGAGTCATCGAGGAACTGTTGCGCGCCGACGCGTGCTATCACTGCGGCTCGACCGGCCACGTTCTCGGCAAGGACGCTGACGGCAAGCCTGGCTGGGTGTCGTGCAAGTTTTGCCACGGGCTCGGGCGCACGGTCAGCGGCATCGAAAAGCGAGCCGCACAAGTCGGGCTGTCTGCCCACCACTACCGAATCGGGCAGGCCCGCAACGCTTACGAATGGCTGTACCTGCACTGCAATCACTTGCTGCAAGGCGCGGCCGAAGCGATCAGCAAGGCGAGGGGAGGGCGCGAGGCATGACCCTCTTGCGCCGCGTCTCACAAGCGCATATAGTCCCGCGCCATGACCCGGCCCAGCGCCGGGTTTTTCGTTTTCGCGCGCGCGTGATGCGTGCGCGACGGTTTCCCCGCCCCCGCTGTAGCGTTCAAAGCCCGCCGTTAGGCGCGCTGCGTTGATCGCTTGGGGCCGCTGCTGCCGCTGAGCCTGTCCTTACGGCTCCCCCTGACTGACGCATCGCTTTCTCGTTCTTCCCCCCAAGCGGCGGGTGCCTGCTCCGGTGATCCGGCTGCGGGCGGGGATTGCTATAGGCGCTTGCCTGGAGCGTGGCTGGATCCAGCCAACGGGTTCGACTCCCGAAGCGCCATCTGTACCGCAGCACAGTCACCGGCACAGTCGATCGCATCGGCTGGCGAGGTCGGGAGGCGCGTAGCGCCGCAACCTTGGCAACCCGTGTGCTGCCCCCCGTTGCGTGCGCCGTCCCCCTCCCGTCAGGACGCGGCCACAGCGACGACGCCCGGCTGGCCTCACGGTCAGACCGGGCGCCCTCTCACCCACTGCGCGACTCAGCAGGCGCGCGGCTTCGCGCCGGAGATCACCCATTCACTCCGGGCCGGCGCGCTTTTTCTCCCCGACCTGAGACTGACCATGAAATCCACCGCCTACTACGCGCTCGCCGGCAAAGACCTGGGCGCGCTGCTTGTCATCGAGGACGGCGCCGTGCCGATCCTGTTCCTGTTCGGATCGGGATTCGACGGTGCCGACTACCGGCTGATGTGTACGGCCAAGCCGAACCAAGCCGGCTACGACGTGCGCAAGGTCAACGCGGCCATCGTGGCCGGCACCGAGTTTCCGCCGCCCGCGCAGGACTTGTCCGACCCCATCGGCTCCTGCGCCCTGATCGACCGCACGGCCGATAGCGTGACACTGAGCCTGAGCGTGGACCGCTACGCGCTGGGCTATCCCGAGGTCGATTTCAGCCCCGCACCGCCGCGGGACGTGACCGGCACCTACACCCTGCACCGGCTGGCATGATCGGTGACTCCGCGGTGTCCAGTCTCGGCGTTGGCGACTGGGTAGGTATCGGCACCTTCCTGGGCGCTCAGCTTTGGGCCGCGGGTGCGTACCTGTCCAAGTCTTTCGCCAAGCGCGATGAAGCCCTGGCCGAGGCGATCCGCGAACGGAACAACATCGTGACCGGCATCCGGGCTGAGCTGCACGCTGCGCGCGAGCAAGCGCGGGTTGACGTGGCCCGGATTGAGCGCGAGTCCGCCGCTGCTGCCAGCAAGATCGAGGTGAGGCTTGCCACCCTGCCGACCCGCGAGAGTCTGGATGCCTCGCTGGAGCGCCGAATAGCCCCGCTGGAATCCGACCTGCGGGCGCTGGTCATCGAGCTGGCCCGTCGCGGCACCACGACGGCCAAGCCGGCACACCCCGCTTTTCGACCGGATGATGGGGCATGAAGGCGGGCGCGCGCGCAGTAGGTTTCGGCGTCACGGGCGCAGGACTGGCCGCACTGGCCGCCTTCGTGGGGTATCACGAGGGCTACATCCCGCACACCTACGCCGATCCTGTCGGCATCCCCACGATCTGCTACGGCCATACCGGGCCGGACGTGACGCCGGGGCGCACGGCAACGCGGGCCGAGTGTGATGCGCTGTTGCAGGGCGATCTGGCGAAAGCCTATGACGCCGTGCAGCGTTGCATTCGCGTGCCGATGACCGACTACCAAGCGGCTGCGCTCACGTCGGCCACGTTCAACGCCGGGCCGAAGATCGTCTGCGATTCCACGCTGGGCCGACTGGCGAACGCCGGACGCTGGGCCGATGCGTGCAAGGCTTTGGAGAAATGGGTCTACGCCAGCGGCCGCAAGCTGCCTGGACTCGTCAAACGCCGTGCCGCCGAGCGCGCGATGTGTGAGGGCAAGGCATGATCCCCCAGCACGTCACACCCTGCCGGGGCGCGGACTTGGCGATCTGCTTGGACTGCGCACGATTCAAGGCGCACGCCGAGCGGCCACAAGCCGTCCCACTCAAGCCGCAGATCGGCAGCCGCGGGCGCTGCATCGACTACGTGCCGCAGCGGCCGGGAGCGGATGGATGACCGCCGACCACGGCCCTGACTGCGCGTGCCGGCAGTGCGCCGACTCTGACCGGCTGCCGCCGTCGTTCGAGGATTTCGCAGTCGGGTTGATCGTGCTGCTGCTGGTCGGCCTGTTTCTGGCGTCGGTGTTCGGCATCGTGACCGCCTACGCCGCGACCGAGAACCCGCCGTGCAGCGCGGCCATCCCGCAGCCGCCGCTGGTCGTGGTGCTGCCGGATGGGACGGAAGTGCCGGCGACGAGTATCGAATACGACCTGGCCTCGCGCCGGGTTGTCGTGATCGGCAATGACCGCGTGTTTTGTGATGGGTTCGGACCATGACCTGGGCCATCGTCTCCGCGTTCCTGCGTTCGCGTCTCGGCCAAGGGCTGCTGCTGACCGGCGCACTGCTGCTGGCGCTGTGGTGGGCCTACAGCACGGTCTGGCAGCGTGGGTATGACGCGGCCGAAGACGAAGGCGATGCGCGCCTGAGTGGCGTGCTGGCTCAGATCGAGGCCGAACGCCGGCAGTCTGAGCGCGAGGCCCGCGCCACCGAACAGGCCGAACGCGAGCAACAGGCCGCAATCGGCCAAGCCTACGAGCAAGGAAAAGCCGATGCACAAGTCGCTGCTGATCGCACTATCACTGACCTGCGCGCTGGCACTGTCCGGCTGCGCGATCACTGGCAAGGCTGCGAAAACGCCAAGGCCCGAGTGCCCGCTGCCCCAGCCACCGGACCCCAGCTTGATGACGGCGCCGAGCTACGCCGACAGGGTGCGGGCGCTCTTGTTCTCGTCGGAGAGCAAGCGGACGCGCAAATCCGGGCGCTCCAGGCCGCGTTGACGGCATGCACCACGCCATGACCCCGCGCTACCTGTCCCACGCCATCGCGCTCGTCCTGCGCTACGGCCGCGTCGATTTAGCCGGAACGGTCGCCATGAACCAATGGCTGCGCTGGGGCGTGTGATGGCGAAGAAGCCGGCCAAGGCGAAGGCGCCAGCCAGATCCGAGAAGCCGAAGGCCGGGCGGCCAAGTAGCTACCGACCCGAGTTCGCCAAGGACGCAGAGAAGCTGTGCGCGCTCGGGGCCACGGACATCGATCTGGCGGATTTCTTTGAAGTAAGCGATCGCACGATCTATCGCTGGGCGGCAGAGCACACCGCATTCTGTCAGGCCCTAAAGGCGGGCAAGGCGGTTGCCGACGAGCGAGTCGAACGCAGCCTGTACCACAAGGCAGTCGGCTACACCTTCGACAGCGAGAAGGTTTTTCAGCACCAAGGCGAGATCGTCCGAACCAAGACGCGCGAGCATGTGGCGCCAGATACGACGGCCGCGATCTTCTGGCTCAAGAACCGCAAGTCGGCCGAGTGGCGCGACGTGAGCCGCACGGAGCACACCGGCAAGGACGGCGGCCCGATCAAGACGGAAGATGTCGGCACGCCGGAGTCGCGCAAGGCGGACGCTATCGCGCTGGCGGCCAGGCTCGGCATCACGCTGCACTGGCCGGATTAACCGGCCCCAATTTCCCCCAACGGCACCCCGCACGGATGCGGGGCGTCGTGAAGCGCCGTGCAGGGATGCGCGGGGCGCTGACGCATAGGACGCACCACCCCCAACCCGCTTATTGGAGCATCACATGAACTTCACCGAATCCCAGCTCGTCCAGAGCCTCAACCAGCTTTTCCCGCAGCGCATTTCCGCGGGCCTGCATCGCCTGTTCACCCGCAACGACGAGGCGCTGGCGACCACGGCCGGCGCAGGCATCACCAGCGGCACCGGCACGGTCTACCGCAACAGCGTCTCGCGCGCGAACGGCATCATCACCACGTCCATCCTGATCGACCTGACCGGCCTGTCGATCGGGGTTCCCGCCGACCTCGAAATCATCGGCGTCGGTTCGAGCGCGGCGCACATCGGCCAGATCACCACGGCCCGCAACGGCACGATCCTCGCTGTCCGCATGACCTGCCTCGAGTTGCCCGCCGGCGGTGCCGACGACATCGACCTGTACTCGGCGACCGAAGGCACCGGCACGCGCGCGAACAACATCGTGACCGACCTCACCGAGACGGTGCTGATTACCTCGGGCGCGGCCTGGGCGTCTGGCACGGTGCGTGCGTCGACCGGAGTGCCGGCCAACGGCGAGTACCTGTACCTGACCTCAGGCGAGGCGGTGGCTGGAACCTACACCGCGGGCAAGTTCCTGATCGAACTGTTCGGCTACGAGGCGTAATCAGATGGCGACCTTGCCCCTCATCGCGCCGGCCACGGGCGCCGTCGCGAACACGACCAACGCCTTCGACAGTTCGGGCTACACCGGCATCACGGTGTCGGCCCCCGGGCTGGCGACGACCGAGGAAGTGGACATCTACACCAAGACCCCGGGCGGTTACGCGATTTTTGGCGTGACTGGCACGGCGTGGAAGCTGACCGCCACGATTCAGGCGATCGCGCTTCCGCCCGGCCCCGTCTACGCGTTCGCCAAGGACGCCACGGCGGGCGCGGCGGGCGTGTACATCGACGCGGCGACGCTGTAGGCCATGCCGCTTCCTCTTGGGCTGGCGCTGAATGCCTCGACGGGCGCACTCGTCGGCCAGCCCACGGCTGCCGCGGCAGTTGATGGTGCTGCGACCGATTACACCTTCACCGTGCAGGGCGTGGATTCACTCGGCCAGGTGGCGCGCAAGCAATTCACCATCACCGTCAACCCGGCCGTGTCGCTCACCCTGAGCTATCCGGCCACGGGCACGGTGGGCGTGGCGTACAGCGGCACGGTGACAGTCACGGGTGGCGTTGCGCCGCGGGTCTACACCGTGGCGACGGGCGCGTTGCCCACAAGCCTGAGCCTCAACGCCAGCACGGGCGCCGTGACCGGCACGCCATCCGCAGCCGGCACGTTCACCGGCACGATCAAGGCGGTATCGGATCTCGGCTCCGAGGACACGGCCAATTTCAGCATCGTGATCGCGGCGGCATAGGCGGCGAATGAGCCTGAGAGCGTTGCAGGAATCGCTGCAGTCCGCAGCGTGGACGCCGCCGCAACGTCGGTTTTTCGAGCAACTGATTGCCTACGTCCTGCCGCGCACGTTGTTGCCTGGCAGTGGCATCGACATCACGCAAGACGCAGCACTCGGCACGCTGACCTTTTCGGCCCAGGCCGAAGCGCGAACGCTGGTGTTCCAGTACGACATTTCGGGCGACGAGACGACGACGCTCACCACGGGTACAGCGAAACGAACGTGGCGGATGCCGATCCCGTTCACGCTGCGCAGCGCCTATGCCTCGCTCACCACGGGAAGCAGCAGTGGCGCTGTCATCGTGGACGTGAATGCGGACAACAGCAGCGTGTTCGGCACGAACAAACTGTCGATCGACCAAGGCGAAGAATCGAGCTTTACCGCCACGACAGCCGTTGACCTGACGGAACAACTGATTGACGCAGATGTAGAGCTTACGTTCGATGTAGACGACGACGGCACGAATGCGGTTGGCCTCAAGGTGTATCTCGTCGGCGTCTATGCGTTCGACACGGAACTGCTCATGTTCGGGCCGCTCGATGACATGACGGTAGGCGCCGCCTACAGCGATACGTTGTCCGTGCTTGGCGGGGTCAAGCCTTACTCGATCACAACGCCCCAATCATTGCCGGACGGAATCACGGTGACGCTCAACGGCGGCAACAACACGCCGATGACCATTTCCGGCACGCCCACGGGCGCGGGGTTGGGGCCGGGCACGTCAATCCCGTTCCTGATCCGCGCGACAGTCCAGGATGCGGCGAACGACGTTTACACGTTCAGCCAGACCGTAACCATCACCGTCGCCGCCGTCGTCGCCACCATCGACGGCGGCGC